GTTCGGTTGCGGCTGCGATCTGTAGATGATATATCAGGAATCGAATTGATGATTTAAACCCTATGCTAAGGTTAAATTAAGTCCGGTACAAGTGGTCTCAATTACATATTATGAACAGATCCTTTTTAAAGGGGGGGTTGATATTTGAAGGGCCGTAATTGGGATAAGTCACCGGCAAAAAAGTTTACAGGTGGTTTACGATGTCCGGAAATGTGTCGTTTTTCAAAGGAAGTTTGATAACAGTGTTTTCGCGCAAAAAAAAAGTGAAAAAAAAATTTTGGCGGGCGAAAAAAAAGTGAAAAAATTTTTTCGACCAAGTCAAATTTAAATTTCCTGGTGCCAGGTCATTGAGTATATATAAGGTGTGGTTTGAGTTCTGCTGATTTGATGTAGTGTGCCAATATATGAGCATTCCGTTTTATACTCATATCACCATTAGGTAAATTAGAAAAACACTGAACGTTAATTTTAAACCCTACCTGGACATCTTCCCCTAAAACTTTATAGCTATAAATTATGCCTGCCTGGGATGATGGTCCAAAATATTTGTTATGAATCTCCGGCTCATTTATTAGTAGAGGATTTGCAGAATCAATTATATACTTGTTCGCCATTCGGATTTCGGTTGTGCTGTAACGAGAAATCCATATATTCGCCCTGCTCCACGCTTCACTAATTTTGTCTTTTTCGATATCAATCATCAGCGGGCAGGCCATTGCGCGTGCCAGGTATTCCTGGTCTTCGGGTGTTTGGGGGGTCCTCGCCTGCATCGAAGGGATGGTTGTTGCGCAGGCAGTAAGCAGTACCGTTAATATTGTCAGTATCGGTGATAGTTTTTTCATGGTTTTTCCTCCCAATCGTAACGTTTGCATTTTGGGCATGCCCTGGGCTTCTCTGTCCTGGATAGCCATTCGTGCCCGCAGTGTTTACACTTACATTTCATAGTTCCACCTTTTGGGCCGTGTTTTTAGGCTTTTTGCTTTTTACCGCGGCATATATTATATGCAGCGGAACTGTGAGAAACAAAAATACAAACCCAAACGCTATTGCCATAAGATGTAAAACAATAAAAATAAAGTGTCCCATCTAAATCTCCTTTCCCGAATTTCATCCGGATATATTTAATATGATCATCATACAAAAAACATGCCAATTGTACTTATGATAGATTTCGATGGGTTATGTTTCTAATCTGCTTAGAATTATGGAATAAATTACATAATTTTGTGGGTTTTTTTACATAATCGAGTTGCAAAATCGGCTTAAAAATTGCTTGAAAACGGGTGTTTTTAAACCGATTCCAGGAAAATTTTCAGGATCAGGCAGAGGGCGTCGGCTCCCTCATCGAAACAATTTCCTGTTTTTTTTCCGGGTCATCTTCTGACCGTATCCGATCGGCCTGAGCCTGGGTTTGTTCGATTCGGGCCATGCGGGCTTCCAAGGTTTGCAGGCGTTTTTCGGTTTCGATTGCCAGAGAAAAATAGCGGATATTGCGTTCCAGGGCATCGAAAGCGACGTTGTTGCCGCTTTTTAAAACTTTACGTGCCTCCTTCAGCAACTCGGCAATCACCGGATCATCATCGAACGGCATCCCTTCCTTATATATAAAGGTAGAATCTTCCGGATCGTTCTTATCCTCAACAAATTTTGGCTCCTTTCCGGTCAAAATATATTCTAAATCCACTTTTGCGTTACCTGCCCATTTAATAATAGCAAATAAATCGATAGTGTTTCTTTTAATCTTATTGGAGAGATTTTTGTCGGTAATTCCAAATATATAATTGGCAACTTGAAACTGTTTCAATCCAGTTTTATCCATAATTCTGTCAATAATACTTCTTGAATCTACGTTTTGGTGTATTTTTTTTCTTGACATGGTCACTTATTAGTGGATATAAGTCTTAGCTATCAAGGCTAATAAAAATAGACAAAGGTTAATTATGAACATCACACCATTTACATACCAGGGCATCGCGCTCCAGGAATCGTGCTGGATCGACGGGGTTCCATTTTTTACCCGCCGGGCCATCGGTGAATTTCTTGAATATAAACATCCCAACCAGGCGATAGAGTTTATTATCAAACGCAATTCTCATATCGACGATCCACGGTGGTCAACAGTAATCAAACTGAATACTGTTGAAGGTGATCGTGAGGTCACCAGATCGGTCAAAACTTACAATCCCATCGGCCTTCAGCTCATTATTTTTGAATCCCGTCAAAAAAAAGCCATCCAGTACAAAATCGCGGTAGCAAATCTGGTCTGGGCGCTCATGAACGGTCAGCTCAAGCCGTCGAAATGGTCTCAAAATGACGACCTGGTGTCGGCGGCCCGTCAGATTTTGTCCCTTCCCCAGGGCGAAAAACGCGCGGCACTGGTCAGGGACCTGGCCGAGCGCGACGGTGTGAGCCTGCAAACCGCATATCTGCGGGTCCAAAGGGCCACCGGGAAGCGGCTCAAGACCACCAAGGGCCGGCCGATCTGCCGCAAAGACAAGGGCAGCACCCGGTACCCGGACGAAAAAGAAAAAGTAATCAATTATTTTCACGCGCATCCCGGCGCCACCGGAAAAACCATACACAAAATCCTCGGGATCACCGCATCCTATAGCCGGCTCGTCACCTGGATACGCGAAACCAAAAGGGACAAACACTAAATCGGAAAATTATAATGATTCCTAATTCTTTTATAAATCTTTTCAGGGTGTGTCAGCTTCGTCGATCTAAAGCCGCAAAGACAGCCGAATCTAATTGCCCAGGGGAAAATCGACACCATTCGACACTCAAGCAGTTTTTTACATTCCGGGCAAAGCGGCCCGGAAATCGTCTGGAAGGGCGACGGTTTGTCGGTTGTAAAACGGCGGAATACAAGACCGCCGACGGCGATGTCTTCAGTTTCGGCTTTCCAGCCCCTGACTCCGAAAACATTGTCGGAAAATTTAAGAAATGCTTCCGAATCGTCGGATGTGATCGCATTAAACTTCTTCATGCCCTGGCTGAATCTGGTCTTCGCATTTCGAAAAGACACTTCTGTGAATCCTATGATCCCGAAAGCGATCAGTGTGAAGGCTGCGGACTGATAGAAACCGAAAAAGAGAGAGAATATGCCGCTTAACGCAATGGAGATCATGAGCGAAACGACGCTCACATTGCCGATGACTTTCTTTGAAACCAGGTCGGCTATATTCTCCAAAACCCTCATATCGCTAAAAGGAGGTCATCATGACTCGGAAAATAACCAAAATCACCCCGGCGGATCGCCAGGATCTGCTTAAAAAAAGGGGTGTCACCCAAAAGCAGATCGCCATCGAGATCGGTGTGGCCGAGATGTCCATTTCCAGAGAAATCCATTTCGGCGTTTTCTCGAACCGTATTCGATGCGCCATCGCCAAAAAAATCGGTCTGCCCGTAGAACAGGCATTCCCCGAGTATTACAGCAAACACAGGTCCAGGAGGCGGAAAACCACCGATTTAAATAAGGCTTATTAATAGCGCTGTATCTGGAAATTGTCAATGCCTAATAGCCGGAAAAAAATAGACAACAAACACCATCAAAAGAGCCTGCTGGATTACATCCGGGATTTGAAGCAGCTCAATAAAATGCCAACGGAAGGCACGTTGAACATCCGGGAGCCGCTGCGAATGTCGCTACTCCAGGATATCAAAGAGTCTGCGCTGTCCCGGCCACAGATCGCAGGGGAGATGAGTCATCTTTTGGGAGTGACCGTCACCAAGGCGCAGATCGACTCCTGGACGGCGGAGAGCAAACCGCAAAACCGGATCCCGGCCGAATATTTATCAGCCTGGTGTGTGGCGACAAAATCGCGCCGGTCGCTCGTTGTGATTAACGCCGCGGCCGGCGCGTTTGTTTTGCCGGGCCCGGATGCGCTGCGGAGCGAGATCCAGCAGTGGTCTGAAAAAGAGAAATTTGCTCGGGCGGAGAAGAAAAAGCGGGAACTCTTTTTGAAAGAGATGGGGGAGGGGTAAATGGAAAACCGGTATCTCAATAAAAAACTGAGGCGGGCTATCGATGAACGTTATCCGATGTTTTGGGAGTTCGGGGAATTCCGGAAATGGTATACCGGACTGATTTTGCGGGCATATACCGGATTTGCGGAAACCGGGCGTCAATACACCCATATGGTTTTTGCGACGACGAGTATCGACGGCGCCAGGGAAATCCGGGAAATATTGGCCGAAAAGGGGATCGAAACCACCGGCTGGGAAAATGCGCTGCAAAATTACGAGGATTATATCAACAGGTGGCCCGGTCAGCGTGTTTTCGACCGTTTGACGCCGCCTGGCTGCCGGACTTTGGGCGTCCTGGATGATGATTAACAAAATTTAGCACGGGAGGTCGGCGATGGATGAGATGACGTACAAATGCAGCAAGTGCGGGCTGGTACGGACGGTGCCGCTTACGGAAAAGGACAACCTGGTGTCGGCGTGCCTTAAGATCGAGAGGGACCATGCGTTTAACTCATTCGGCTGCTCCATCGAACAAGAGGGGCAGCTTCGGATTGTAGATTGCAGATTGCCGATTGAAGAATGAAAAAACCGATCACTTATATTTATGTCGGTCTTTATTTTGCGGCCGGGCTCCTGGCGGTTCGCCGTGCGAAGAGGAGGAAATGATATGTTTGCGAGCACTGAAAAAGCGGTATATTTCGGGCTGACGGCGACAGAAAATGACCGGCTTCGCCTGGCCTGGCTGAGGAAGGAATATCTGCGTCAGGGAGAACGGGCGCTGGCCCGGAAACAATATGATTTGTGCATGGCGCTTTTTACGCAGGCGCAGTTTTGCCGGGAAGCGCTGGATGCGGATGCTATCATCGCGACAATTAACAAAATAACGAAGCGGCGAAGCGGGGTTGAATATGGCGCGGAGACGGATATGGCGGAACAAGCCGGAAGCTGAAAAAAAACGAAGAGCAGAAATGAGGAAACCTGCCCGCCATCGCGAGCCTGGGTCTCGTTCAGGCGAGGCGGGCGGGGAGAAAATAGAAAAGAGTGACGCCTGCTTCATCCCGCCAGGGCGGGACTTCGCAGGCCAGGAGAATGTTCGGATCGTAAAACCAGCTCCCGAGATCGACGCCCGGTACCGGGAGTTGTCGCCGATGATGCGGGATATGGTGGACGGCCTGGTGGCAAGGGGAATCGGGCTGGATCAGGCGATGAGGGGACTGGCATGAAAAACGGGAAATCATACCGGCGGATCAAGGCGGTGAAACCGACCATCGAGATTTTGATTTTTTTGTCCAATCAGAAAGGGCCGGTGTCCGGGCAGGATATTGCCCAGGGCGCAGGCCTGAAATACGACACGGCCATGTGCTATCTCGCGAGCCTGGAGGATTACCGGTTCGTCCGGAAAACCTGCGAATTTTACGAGCTGGGCCAGGAGGCGTCGCTGATCTGGTCGCGCCGGCAGGCGCAGCTCAAGACCATCATTCAGCGTGCAACTGACGAATTAAAAGAACTGGAGGTGTAAATGGCAAAAATAAAAGGGAAATACAAATACGAATTAGACGACAGCCTCTTGGAAATAGGCGTCTTATGCCAGATGGCTGTCGATGTTATGAACAACCTTTGCAAAAGATTCGGCGCTGAAAAGGCAAACTGTGTTTATGATACCGCGATGTCTATTCTGTGGCATTATTCAAATCAGGATTTAAGTCTCGAAATCATCACCGAATGCGGCATAGAACTCAGCCCTAAAGACCTTGTATTTTTAGCAAAGATCGCAGAAGCAGAGCGAAATATCCGTAATGCAAAAAAATTTATATTGGAGGCGCTTAATGAAGAAGAAAACTGATGACGAGATCAGCGCCGAATTAAAAATATGGAAAGAGGCGGAAGCTCATTACAAGGAAGAGCTGGCAAAACTTGAAAGCGAGATCGAGGGGAAAGTTGAAGAGGCCAGGGCAATAGGTGTTTTTAAAAAAATGGCGTATGACCAGGCGCACAATGAAACATTTAAATATGCAATGTTGTATAAGGTAAAAAAAGAAAAAGCCTATAAAAATGACGGTATGACCTGGGAGGGCTTTTGCAAAACTATCGGCGAAGAACGACGTCGTGTGGATGATGTTTTGAAAGACATGAAACCTATTTATGAACGTTTTTCGGCGGATGCCGCCGGTTTGTTAGGATTGCCATTTAATAAAATCAGGTACTTAGGAAATAGAATTCCGGCGGATTCCGCCGGTTTTGACAAAAACGCCCTCATCATCGACGGCATCAAAATCCCTCTTTCCGCCGACAACAAAGACGAGATCGAGGCGGCCATCGACGCACTAAAGGAATCCAATATACGCCAAAAAGAGGACCACGAGGCCAAACTCAAAGCCAAGGACCGCGTACTCGAGGAAAAGGAACGGGTGATTCAGCGACAGGAAAAAGACCTGGCCAAATATAAAAAAGAGGTCAAGGCCCGAGGGTTCGAGCCGGGCGAGGAGGATTTCATCATAGAGATGGAGAGCATGAAGACTTTTATCGTGGGGCTTGAACTCAAGATGGATAGCCGGAATTTTCCCCAGGATCACACGGCGCTGATGCGGGCGGCTTATATCGAGACCCTGGGTCACGCGGCCCGTGTTTTCCGTGCCTATTATGACGAGGCCGTGGATCTGTTCGGCGATCCGGAAATGGATGATGACTGGCAGTTTCCGACAAAGACACAAGACAATGATGACCAAAAGGCATGGAGCCGAGACGATTGTTTAGATTGCGAGCACCATGTGAGGATTGCCCATTCGAAAAAGGGCGTAAAAATACCTGGAGTATATGGAAAATGCACCAGACCGGAAGCGCCTTGCTTTAATAAATCAACAACACCGAATCCTAACTGAAATCAATCTGGGCGGAGATCGACCATGTGGATACGAGAAATGGTAACGGCACTCAAACAGGCCAAAAACGGTGATCGCAATACGGTGATGGAAAATTATCAAAACAAAACCGGCAAATCGATACAAACCCTTTACCGGATCGCCGGACAGAACGGGTACCGGACGAAGCGGCGCAGGCGGTGCGACAGCGGAACCTGCGCGCTGAACGAAAATCAGATTAAATTCGTGGCGTCGCTGATCAATGCGTCAAAGCGTGAAATCAAAGGGCCCATTATGGATGTGGGCACCGCACTGTCTATTGCAGAAGACAATCATATTATCGAGCCGGGGACGGTGTCGGTATCCTGGATGCAGACTCTGCTGCGGGAAAGAGAGATCCACCGGGCGGCGCTCAAAACGCCGCGGCCGTCATCCCGAATGCGCAGTCGCCACCCGAATCACGTGCATGTTATGGATTCATCGGTGTGCATCCAGTATTATCTCAAGGGCAAAAAGGGCCTGCGGATCATGCGCGAGGATATGTTCTACAAAAACAAACTGGAAAATTACGCAAAGGTCAAAGACCGGCTCATGCGCTACATCCTGGCGGATCACTTCTCCCACACCCTCTATGTGAAGTACTACTACTCAGGCGGCGAAAGCCAGGAAAATTTGTATGATTTTCTTTTGGCGGCCTGGTCCGGGGGAAAACATGAAAAATTTCCCTTCCGCGGGGTGCCGTTTTACATGCTGTGGGACAAGGCGTCGGCAAACGTGAGCCTTGCCATACGGGAGTTCATGCAGCGGCTTGATATCGAGAAACCGCCGTCCCTGCCCCATAATCCCCGGCGCCAGGGATCCGCCGAGGTGGCTCAGAATATCGTGGAGGGAAAATTCGAAAGCCGTCTGAAGTTTCAGCCGGCCTATTCGGTTGAAGAACTCAACGAATGGGCCCTGGACTGGTGCGTATGGTTCAATGCGACTGCCCGTCATAGACGGCACGGCATGACGCGCACCGAATGCTGGATTACGATTAAACAAATGGAATTAAGGGAGCTGCCTGAAAGGGAAATGCTCCATTATCTGTTTGCCAACCCCGATGCCGAGCGGCTTGTCAAATCGGATTATACCATCAGCTTTGCCTATAAAAATCACGGCAGTCAGGATTATTTCATCAAACATATTCCGGGCGTCATCCCCAACCGCTCGAAGGTCAAGGTGATATTGCGGCCGCATCACTGGCCGGAAATCGGCGTGATCTTCGATGGCAATGAATACCTGGTCAAGCCGATGGAAACCGTTGCCGGCGGGTTCGGGGCCCACAGCGCGGTGATCGGCGAAGAATACAAGGCCATGCCGGAATCCGTCACCCAGCAGGCCGTAAAACAGATGGACAATCTGGCATACGGCGAAGATCCGGTGAAAGATGCGGTGCCCTTTGCGGGCATCACGGTGTTCGGACATCAGGCCGGAAAGGTGGATACAACCTACATACCGAGGCGCGGGGCGGTGCTGAATGTATCCGGGGCCGGTGCTGTGCTGGATAAAGAGATCCCCGTCATGACGCTGTTTTCGAGGCTGCGAAAAAAAATGGGGACCGTTCCGCCGGCGCTGAACCGGGCCGTGCGGGAAACCTACGGAACGAGCATCACCATTTCCGAAGCCGACCGGCTGCTTAACCTGGCCGGGGCGGGGAATTTGACGGCAGAAAATATAGGATCAGGGATTACGGATCAGGGATTAAGGGCGGAAGGGTCTCATGGCTGAAATTTACCTAAAGCGCATGATCTCGGAATGCAACGTTTCCCAGCGCGAATTTCAGGCGATGACCGGCTGGTCGTGGGGCACCGTGTTCAGCGTTCTCAGCGGCCGGGTCCCGACGAAAAAGTTTAAGCAGGATACGGCCCGCATCGTTTCGGGGTCGCCGGTCATGTCGGCCTGGATGAAGCGCCGGAACCTGATCTGCGACGATCTGTTTCGTCCGGATCCCGGGCCCCTAAAAAAGGACCATCGCCCTGCAGGATTCGGAAAGCGGATGTCAAAAGCCCGCCTGCATCCCAGGATGCCGCTGGGCTCGGCAGATCCGGCGAAAGTTCAAACCCACAAGGAGACGCAAATGATTACACATCAGGCATTAAAACACTTCAAACTCTTTAGGAGTCCGTTCATCAACGACATCACGGACCCGAAAGATATTTTCTTTTCCCAGGATCATCATTTCATCAAAGAGATGATGCTGGACACGGCCCGGCACTGCGGGTTCACGGCAGTGTACGGCGAAGTGGGCAGCGGAAAATCGGTGATTCGCAAAGCGGTGTTCCACGAGCTACGAAACGAAGAAATCAAGGTCATTTATCCGGCCATCCTCGACAATTCGCGGATTACGGCCAGCTCCCTGGTGGATGCCATTGTCATGGACATATCAGAGGAAAAACCCAAGCGGGTGCTGGAGCAGAAAAGCCGTCAGGCGGTGAAACTGCTCCGGAACCGGTCCATGTCCGGGATGAAGCAGGTGCTCATCATCGAAGAAGCGCATCAATTAAATCTTGCCGCGCTGAAAGCCTTAAAGCGGATCTACGAGCTGGAGGACGGGTTCCGGAGACTGATCGGCATTATCCTCATCGGCCAGCCCGAGCTCAAACACCTTTTGGACGAAACCCTTGACCAGGGCATCCGCGAGGTGGCCAGGCGGGTGACCCAGGCCGAAATCGGGGGCCTTGGCGACGATCTGGGGCGGTATCTTTCGCACAAATTCAGCCGGATCAACCGCCATGCGGATGAGATTTTCAACGGCGACTCCTTCGGCGCCATGCAGCGCCGGATGCAGGACAAAAACGGGCGCAAGGTCGTCAGCAAAGCCTATCCGCTGTCGGTCAACAACCTGGCGGCCAATGCGATGAACCTTGCGGCCGAGACGGGCGAGGGCAAGGTGAGCGAGGAAGTGGTGATGGCTGTTTAGTGGCGGCGACGGGATGAAACAATGAGATATCGTGATGAAATGAGCAATGCGGAATTCAACCGCGCAATCGAAAAACTGAACCTGTCGGTGAAGGCGCGGATAATCGGCTGGGAATACCTGGTGCTGGGCCGATCGCTCAGGGAAACGGCCGCATTGAACAATGTCAGCCGGGAGCGGGTGCGACAGATTGTGGCGCGGATCACGCGGGGAGGTGAATGATGGAACATTATTTTTTACGCGCAGTTGAGTGGGTGAGCGACAACCGGATGTGGATCATGCCGATTGTGGCTGGTATTACGATAGCGATGCTGGTGTGTGCTGGGAGTGTGCTGTTGTCGGATGTGCGCGACACCATCCGGGAGTGGCGGAAGGGATAGAGGTCGGAGGTTCCGTCTCCGCTCTCCGAGCTACGCCGGACAAGCATAGGTCAGAGATCGGAGGTCAGAATAAATGAGAAGCCCGTGCCTTGGCTGTGATCGCAGGGATCTGGATAAAAACGATGTCGGGTGCACCCGGTGCATTGCGCGGCTGGAATATGTTGTTGCCATCGGGCTGTGCCCGTCGGCGTCGGTGGAACTGGAGGTAGTTAAGGTCAAGAAGGTGAGAGGATGAGAAAATGAGAAGGATAGACACTCTGGCGGAGTTAACCGAGATCGAGGAATACCTGGCCGGGCCCGACCGGTTTATGTGCGAAAAATATAACTGCAACATGCTCAAATCCGCCTGCGTTACGCGGCAGAAAAATGCCGAGCGAAACGATCGCGTGTCATCGCCCAGATATCATCGGCCGCGGTGGATGCGGAGTGCGGGCATCTTCAAACTGACGTTTGGTAATTTTGAATGGTGAATTCTTCATCCTTAATTAAAAACTCAAAACTAAGAATTCATAATTAACCAAAAGAGGGAGGTGAATCCATGACCAGCAACATCATTAACCAGTGCCCGGTGTGCGGGGCCAAAGAGATCGAAGACAATCAGATGAAATTAGAGTTCGAAAAGCAGAAGATCCCGGCGATGCCGCGGAACCTGCCGTGCGAATCGTGCGAGCGGAAACTCCGGAACATCTTCCAGGCCAAATACTTTTTCTGGATTTATAAGGGGTCGATCCTGGGCAGAGATCAGGCCCTTAAACTGGCACGGGAAGCCGTGGCCTTCGGGCAGAAGGATGAGTCTGAAGAATAAGACACAGATTACACAGATGGTTTTTCTGTGGGGCGGACTTTCCAGTCCGCCGAACGTTCGACAGGCTGGAAAGCCTGTCCCACAGTCTTTCGACAGGCTGGAAAGCCTGTCCCACAGTCTTTCGACAGGCTGGAAAGCCTGTCCCACAGTCTTTCGACAGGCTGGAAAGCCTGTCCCACAGTCCCACAATCAAAGGAAAACAACATGAAACTTGAAGACATGGGCTATGACCCGAAGACGAAAAGCCACAACCCCAAATTGACCGTTGCCGAAAACCGGTTCCTGGGGCTGTTGTGGGTGGATCACACGGGGGCTGATAACAAAATCTCCGCGGAGAACCTGGCGGTGATGTATGCGTATGCGCTGGAGGGCAAGACGCTGTCCGATGAGCGGGTGGCCGGCGTGGTGCACGCCATGAAGCTGTCCGAGAGCATGACCCGGGTTTTGGGGCAGCAGAAAAGAAACGTGCGGCAGATGCAGAGCCATCTTTTGATGAAGCACGAAAATGTCGGCGTGCTTTCGAAAGCCGGAAACGACCACGGGTACTGGATCGCCGAGAACGACGCCGAGATCGAGCAGTTTTTCGCGTCATTCCGGAAACGCGGCATGCACGGGATCGTGAAGGCGTCCCGGGCGTCCAAGGTGCGGTTTGCGCGGATCATGGAGCAGCTTACGTTCGAGTTCGATACCCTGTCCGATTATGACCGCGGAGCGGCAGAGCCGGAGGAAAAGGCACCGGCGCCGTATGTGGTGGTGGACGCGCTGCTCGAAAAAATGATGTCGAATCCGGAGGATTTCTCCGAGGAGCTGCGGAAATTAGGCAAAAAGTTTGGTTCGGTGCTCATGCCGAAACAGCAGTATGCCGAGATCAAGAGCCACACGCAGCGGCTCCAGGAGCTGATTGCGGAGATGGAGAACTGAAAAACAGGATAGAGGAAAGAGAAATGAGGAAAGAGAAAATAGTAAAAGGCTTTGAACTCAGCTACAGATACGCTCTCGACTTGCACGACTCTATATATGCCGATCACGAAACGGCGAAACATCGCCTATCATGCAAAAACTGTCCGCGGCTGGAACTGGAATGGGATAATGCCCGCGGGGATTATCATCCGTACTGCTGGGAATACGACGTGTGGAACGAGACCGTGCCGTTCTGGCGGTCGGTGCGAAATGGCGTATGTTTGAAACACGGCAGGCCGAAGCTGTCGGAGGTTTACCCGCCTTCGGCGGCGCCAGAGGCGACCAGGGTTTGAGGGCCGACTTCGCCAGCCTACTCCGCCGTAGTAAGGCTACGAAGGCCGGAAAGCAGCCCCGGCTGCGACGGCTGAATTGGAGGCAAAAACGGAAAGCATCACCAAAGAGCAGATCCGGCTGATTAAGACCGTGCAGCGAAAGCGCATGGCCGATGAGGATTATTACGATATGCTGATGCAGCGGTTTAAGGTTTCGAGCTGCACCCAGATGACCCGGCGCCAGGCGTCGAAACTGATCGAGCTGTATGCGGACTGGGGGTGGATTGAAAAAAGCAGAAGTCAGAAGTCAGAAGTCAGAAGTCAGAAGAAAAAAGCCTCCAACCTCAAACCGCCAACGGCCGGAAGGTTAGAGGGTAAGAAGGTTGGTCAAAATCGACAATTCAGCCGTCGTAGCCAAGGCTACTATGGCGAAGTCGGCTCGACAATCAACAATTCAGCCGTCGTAGCCAAGGCTACTATGGCGAAGTCGGCTCAACAATCCAATGTGGTTCGGATGGCGAGTCCGGGGCAGCGGGATAAGATCGATGCGCTGGCGGGGCTTATCGAGTGGCGCGTCAAAGATGGTTTGACAAAATGGATTTCAAAGCGCTTTTCGATTCAGCGCGTCAAGACCGCCCAGGAGGCGTTCCGGGTGATCGAGGGGCTGAAGGGGATGTTCGAGCGGGCCATGCGAGAAAAGTATGGGGACGGCTGGATGGAGACGGTGTTCGAAGATCCGGAGATTCGGCGGTATATACAAGAGCACAGGGTTCAAGGATTCAAGGATTCCAGGGGTCAAGGGCTCAAGGGGTAAAAAACATTAAATGATAAAAATAAAAGTGATTTGCCCGGTATGCCGGCGAAAACGGATGTTCGACGTGGAATGCGGATGCAAGGCAGAGGTCGGCACCTTTATCGTCACCACCAAGTGCCCGACTTGCGGTCTGGTTAAAATAAAAGCACAAGATATTGTAAAAAATATTGACTCCGGCAAATAAGTCATATAGTAGACAGTAAATACTAAAAATTTAGCTGGCGAGAGCGGCCGGGACCGCCATCCCGCTTGTCGGGACGCCGGAGATAAATCGAGAGGCCCTGGGAGGCCCATTGACTCATAATGAGTTGATGGGCCTCTTTTTTTTGTCCGCAGATTACGCAGATTGTCGCAAATTAAAAACGAGAGGGAATGCCATGAAAATCAAATCCATCTGCATCGATCCCGGACACGGCGGCATCGACAACGGGGCGGCCTACGGGCATGCCGAAGAGGATGATATCAATTTGGCGGTGGCGTTCCTTTTGCGCTGCGCTCTCCAGACTGCGGGTTATGAGGTCGTCATGACCCGCGAAAAAGACATCTATGTGCCCCTCGACGACCGGTGCGCCATCGCCAATACGATCAATTCCGACATTTTTATCAGCATTCACTGCGACGCGTGGCACACCGAAACGACCCAGGGAATCAGCACCCATGTCTTTCGCGGGGCGAATCACATTACCTGGGGACTCGGGCAACGCATCCATGCGGCGCTCACAGGCCGGTTTCCGGCGCACACGGACCGGGGGCTGACGTTGTCGGATTTTCATGTGCTGCGCCATACGCGCATGTCTGCGGTGCTGGTCGAATGCGAATTTATCAGCAATCCGGAGATGCGGGCGTTTTTGACGGAGCCGGAGAATCAGTTTGCGATTGCGCACGCTATCGCGCGCGGAATCGCAGGTAATGGGCAATAGGTAATAGGAGGATACAATGATCGGTCTCAAGGAACTGGAAAACAGGTTTACATATCATGCGCCCGAAGAAGATCAGGTGCATAATTATGAGGATATCCGCGGTATCGGGAGAAGAATGGCGGCAATTATCATCGGCCTGACGCCGGATTGCCGCGAGCAGGCCCTTGCTGTCACCAAAATCGAGGAGGCGGTGTTCTGGGCCAATGCGGCCGTGGCCAGAAACAGGGAGGTGAAATCATGAAAAAAATTCCGTGGTACCGTCAGAAAACAACCTGGTCCGGGTTCGGGGTGATCTTACCGGCTCTGTTGGGGCTGTTTACGGATGTGCTCACTCCCGAGCAGATCACCGCAATTATGATGATTTTCGGCGGACTGACGGCAATATTCCTGCGCCAGGGCGTCGAGAAGGCAAAGGAAAACAAATCCACAGATGCCGGGAAAATCCTGCCGATACTGTTCATTTGTACAGTATTTCTTTTCGCTGCCTGCGCGCACATGACGCCGGCGCAAAAATACGCCGCGACCCGGACGGCCTACAACGAAATGGTCAAATCCTATATCGCCCAGGCGAAACTCCAACCCGATGCGGTCCGGGCGAAACTAAAGGAAGAAGCCAACCCGGTGATCAAAGAGGCCGAGGCCGCGCTGGACGCCTATTACGCGGCATTGTCCGGCACCCTGCCCGGCGGCGATCCCGAAGAGCGGCTGTTGTTTTATCTGAAACTTAAAAACGAGATTCTCAAACTGTGTTTGAAATACGGGCTGGAGGTGCACAATGAATGAAAAACAGGCGCAGGTGCTTTTGAATGTGATCCTTGCCGGTAATGCCCTTCTCGACACGGCCCTGAAGGTGAAATTCGCGGTGGATAAAATCAGCGCCATGACCGAGAAAGAATGCGACCGGTTCAACCAGGATCAAAATCTTATCAGTGATGAGCTGATGATAGAACTCGATACCATATGAACACCGGCAACACCATCGAGCTCATAAAAATCCTGGCCAACCTGGGCGGCGTGGTGGTGGTGTCGTACCTTTTGATCCGCATGGTAGGCAAATTATTGGGAAAGTACGGCGCCGCATTTATCTGCGTTCAGGAAAAAATGGCCGAGGCGATGGGCGCCCAGGCCCAGAGCATGACCGGCGTCAAGGACACGCTGGTTGAGTTCGTCGGCAAGGATTCGGGTGAGCACCGGGAGATTATTTTGGGGCTCCAGGTGGTCGGCAGAGAACTGAAAACATTAACACACCAGGTCACGAGGTTGCACGATGGACGTGAGAGCAGAGAGACACAATCGAGTACGGCGATTAATTCTTAGCGCCCTGGCGCCGAGCCACCCCATGCCCGTTGATTCGGTCATACTCCGCAAATTGCTGGCCGATCTGGGGTACCCGATGGACGAAAACACCCTGAACTCGTATCTCGCGTATCTGTCCGAGCGGGGCTACGTACGCGTGGAGGATCGCAAAAAATACGAGATCGTGCTGGTGACCATAACCGCGGACGGCTTGGATGTTTTGGACTGCCGCATCGACGACCGGGGCGTGGGGGTAAAGATCTAATGAAAATTGTCGATTCAGCCGTCGCAGCCGGGGCTGCTTTGGCGAAGTCGGCTTGTCGATTGTCGATTGAGAAAAAAAATCAATCATCAATCATCTATAATCAATCAGATGCGGAGCATATATGACGGCGCCGGTTGAAACCAAAGAGCTGGCTTATGCGACCTGGAAGGCGTGCGGCCAGAACCTGTCCGAGGCCCATCGGAAATTAAACGGCGATCTGGGCTATGTGATCTCGCGCCAATCCTTGCATGAATGGAAAACCAGATACGACTGGGAAGGCCGGGCGGCCCGGTCCGAGGCCGAGGAAAAGCACCTGAAAGATGCCACATCCGACGAGGCGCTGCTGGCAGTACTGCTCAAGCAAAAAAAGAAATACGAGGCTTATTTCGACGCGCAGCCGGTGGGCACCGTGGATAACCAGGCGGTGTACGGGTACAATTCGATCCTCAAAACCGTCGTCAATATCCGGCCAAGGGGCGAAGCCGCCGATATCGACCGGCCCAAGCTGTTTATGGAAGATATAGAGTTTATCGCCGGGATTTTAAAAGAGATCGATCCGGAGGCACTGAAGGCATTCGGTAGAAATTTCGACACCATCGTTCAGCGGTTCAAGGAAAATCATGCGCAAGCGTCCTAAGCTCACGGAACATAAATTCGATCAATGGGCGGATGATCTCAAGTCCTGGATACTCGAGTCGGTTTCGCCCTTTGAAGACGACACGCCGGAAAAGCAGGCCGAGCGCAAGGAAAGAGCCAAATGGGACAAGTTGTTTTTCATGAATACCTATCTTCCCCATTATTTTACGGCGGAATTCGGTGAATTTCACGAAGAATGGGGCGATCTTTCAGAGATACGTGATGAGGCCGTATTTGTGGCGGCGCCGAGAGAGCATGCCAAATCGACATTTTTCACCTTCGGCGATCCGATTCATGACGTGTGTTATACGCTGCGCTGGTTCATCCTCATCATTTCCGACACCAACGACCAGGCCACCGGGTTCACGCTGCCGATCCGGCTCGAGCTGGAAGACAATCCGCGCATCAAACATGATTTCGGAAATCTGGTGGGACGGGTCTGGAAGCAAAACGATTTTACGACGTCGAACGGCGTCAAGGTGCTGGCGAGAGGCAGGGGAGAGAAAGTTCGCGGTCTGAAAAACCGGCAGCACCGGCCGGATAAGGCCATCCCCGATGATTTTGAAAACGATGAAAATGTCGAAAACCCGAAGCTGGTCACCAAGGGCATCAGGTGGCTGAAACGGGCGGTGATCGGATCGATGGGCGCAGGCTATACGTTCCTCATGGTAGGTAATCTTTTCCACCCGAAATCGGTTTTGTCCCAGTTCATCGCCGAAAAAGACGAGGACGGAACGCCGCTGTATATCTCCCGCATTTACCAGGCATGGATCGATTACGGAAAGCCGGACCAGCGCCCGCTGTGGCCGGCCCTGTGGTCTGCAGAGCGTTTGGAAAAAAAACGGCGCCAGATGGGCACGGTGGATTTCAACGCCGAAATGATGAACCTCACCGGCGCTGAAGACAGCCCGTTCAAGGAAATGTGGTTCCGGTATTACGGGCGTATCGAGATCGTCAACCGTGTGTTGCAGGTCGCGTCCTTCGTAGACCCGAGCGCAACCAGCACGGAATCGTCGGATTTTAAATCGGTGATTACGGTCAGCTCCGAACAATATGAAAAACTCATTTACAGATGTCTGCATGCGTGGATCCGAAAAGCCACCATCGGCGAGATGTTCGACGCAGCCTATCACCAGGTGGATCATTATAGCGGCCAAATCGGGATCGAAGAAAATATGTTCAAGGATTTTCTGCACAACGCCATCGCAGAGGAAGCCAAACGCCGCAACCGGTACCTGCCCTGGATGCCGGTGCATCATTCCGGGAACAAACGGGCAAGAATCGTTGGGACATTAAGTTATCTGGTGGAACACGGCCTTCTGCTTTTCGAAAAAAACCACAGCGATCAGGATCTGCTGATCGAGCAGCTCATATACATCGACAACAAAAACGTCAATGATGACGGCCCGGACGGGCTAGAAGGCGCGGTGAATTTGCTCCAGAGCGGTTCGCTCGGACCGGCGGAATACGAATCCTTAACCAAGCGGCGGTTTGCCGAAGTTAAAGGAGCCTATTGAATGAAGGATTGATGTTTACCCGCCTTTGGCGGCGCCGGAGGCGACCAGGGATTGTCGATTGAAGATATAAAAAACCGGAGCAAGGCGACACATTCAATCATCCATCAACAATCACATATCAACAATCCAAAAACCGAAGGTTTTTAACATGGCAATGCTCTACGATCAATTCGGGCGCGAGGTCCGGGTGGAAAAGAAGCCCGAAATGCGCGAGGTGGCGGTAGCTGCGATCCGGGACCGGTGGTCCGCCTATCCGAGCCAGGGCCTGACCCCTCAGAAGCTGGCCACGATATTTAAACAGGCCGACGGGGGAGACATCTATTCCCAGGCCGAGCTGTGCGAGGAAATGGAGGAAAAAGACACGCACCTGTTTTCACAGCTCCAGACCCGCAAAAACGCGGTGCTGGGTCTGGATTATGAAGTGGCGCCCTATTCGGACAGTTCCGAAGACCGAAAAATCGCCGAGTTTGTAAATGATGTTTTTTACAATCTCAATGATTTCGATGACAGCCTGCTGGATTCACTGGACGCCATCGGCAAGGGCTATTCCATGTGCGAGATTATGTGGGCCACGGACAGCCGGTATGCGGTGATCGAGCGCATGGAATGGATCCATGCAAAGAAGGCGATTTTTTACGACATTGCCGCGGATTCCTGGAAACGGTTATACCAGATGCCGAGAATCGTGACCGAGGCAGAGCCGTTCAAAGGCGAAATCATGCCGCCGTTCAAGCTGATGTACCACCGGTATAAGGCCCGTTCCGGGTACGACACCCGGGCCGGGTTGCTCCGGGTCTGCGCGTGGATGTACCTGTTCAAAAACTACGCCATCAAGGACTGGGTGGCCTTTATGGAAGTGTTCGGTATTCCGCTGCGTCTCGGGAAATACGATGCGGGCGCCGGGCGGGAAGATAAAGATGCGCTCATCGCGGCCATATCAAGTCTTGGGTCTGATGCCGCCGGCATTATTTCCAAGAACACGGAGATCGAGTTTGTCGAAGCCCAGAAGGGCCAGTCAAAAGAAAATCCGTTCCAGGGCCTGGCCGAGTTCTGCGACAAACAAATGTCAAAAGCCGTCGTGGGGCAAACCGCCAGCTCCGAAGGCACGCCGGGAAAACTCGGAAATGAAGACGCCCAGGACAAGGTACGCCATGACCTTATTAAGGCCGATTGCGAAGCCCTTGCCAAAACCCTGCGGTTTCAGGCCATACGGCCCCTGGTCGGCTATAATTTCGGATGGGACAAACCCCTTCCCTGGTTCGACTTCAAGTTCGAGCCGCCGGAAGATTTAAAAGCCCTGTCCGAGGTCTATAAGAATTTGTCGGAAATCAATTATCCGCTCACCGTCGAGCATGTCTCCGAGCGGTTCAAGGTGCCCGTGCCGGAAAAGGGCCAGACGGTCCTGGCGCCGAAAACATCCCAGGGTGCGTTCAAACATGGACTTATCGTTGCGAAACAGGGCCGATTTCCACCGGAGCAGGAAAACATCGAGGCATTGGTTGCGTCGACAGGAGATCGCAGCGCACAGGCGCTCTCAGGGCTCACGGCGCCCATAAAAAAAATAATCGCCGAGGCCGAATCCCTGGAGGATGTCCGGGACCGGATCATCGCCTCTTATTCGGACATGGACAAAAATGTGCTGGCTGACCTGCTGGCCCGGGCCATGTTCGTTGCGGAGCTGTATGGCCGGGCCTCGGTGAACAGAGAAATGGACCTGCAGGACAAAAACAGGAGGGCATAATGGCAAATGATCTAAAAGGCAGTCCGCTGAAAATCGATACCATCCGGCAGCAGGTGTTCGATGGCGAGGGCACGTTGCGGTCGGATAAGACTTTGAAACACAATGTGTGTGGAAAGGACGTCGAGGTTGAAAATCCAAAGGATGCCGTCGAAAATCAATCAATAACCAAATAAATGCCCATGCCGGATCTGCTCAAAAATATCGATCTTGAGCCGCTGCCCTTTGATGAGGCTATTGCGTTTTTCGTCGACAAGGTGCCCATGACCGTCGATGAGTTTTACGCGCTGGCCGAGGAAATTCGCGCACGGGCGTTCACCGTGGCCCGGGTGACGTCGATGGACGTGATCATGGACATCAGCGACGCACTTTCGGCGGCCCTCGATACCGGCGAAACCCTGGCGGATTTCAGGGCGGGCCTGTCGGAGATCATGTCCGCACGGGGCTGGGAGGGCCTGACGCCCTGGCATGCGGAGACGGTGTTCCGGAACAATATCCAGACCAGCTATTCCGTCGGGCGATGGAACCAGATCAAAGATTCCGGCGACCGGTTTTACGGGGAGTACGACGCGGTCAACGATTCCCATACCCGGCCCACTCACGCGGCGATGGACGGCAAAATCTATCCGATGGATCACCCGTTCTGGGACACCTGGTGGCCGCCCAACGGGCACCGGTGCCGGTGCGGGGTGAACCCGGTGCATAAATACGTTGTCGAAGAAGAGGGTCTGAAAGTGGAGACCGACGATCCCACAAACATGCTCATCGAGCCCGAAGATCCGGTGTCCGGAAAGAAGCTTCCGGCCCGGCCCCTGGCGCCCGATCCCGGATGGGACACGCACCCGGGGAAAACACCCTGGGAGCCGGACCTGTCGAGGTATACGGATGAGCTGGCGAAACGTTTTCGGGAGGAATTGTGATGAAAGCATTCTTTATTTTGAAACAGATCGACGGCGCGCCGGGCACGTTCCAGGTGCTGCCGTACGGGAAAATCGAGATCGAGGGCGAACCCCCGGCATTTCTGGACGAAGACGGCATGGCCTCTGTCATCGCCCATTTTACGCGCCGGGAAAACGACATGGTCATCGACTACGAGCACCAGACCCTTAAAGATGTCCAGGCTCCGGCCGCCGGCTGGATCTCGAAGCTCGTCGATAAGGGCAAGGACGGCCTGTGGTGCGTGGTCGAATGGACGCAAAAGGCCAAAGACTATATCTCCACAAAGGAGTACAGGTATTTTTCACCGGTCATGTGGCTGCGGGAAAAAGACCGCCAGGTGGTCAAGATCGAGCATGTCGCGCTCACAAATTACCCCAAAGTCAATCATTTGAGGCCGATCGTCGCCAAGCTGGCGTGGTCGAATGAATATGACGCAAAAGACACCAACAAAGGAGAAAACATCATGATGAAAAAATTACTAAAACTGTTCGGGCTGGCAGAGGACGCCGGCGAAGACAAGGTTGTCGATGCGGCAACGGCGGTTATCGCAAAAAACCAGGCGCTGGAAGATGCGGCCAAAAAAAGCGTCGAAGTCGTGGCCTGCAAGGAAGTTATGGAAGTATTGAAGCTCGGGGAAACCGCCGATAAGATCGCCGTAATTGCAGCCATCAAAAGCCTTGGAAGCACCGATGATGTGGCCAAAGAACTATCTTTGCAGGTGGCAAAACTCACCAGAGAAATTTCCGAGATAAAGCAAAACGACCTGGTTGCCCTGGCGCTCAAAGACGGCAAGACAAGCCCCGACGAGCTCGACAAATGGGGCCGTTACCTGGCGCTTAACAACCCGAAGCAGTTCGAACTCATCGTGCTGTCCCGGCCGTCCGGGAGCGTGATCCCGATGGAAAAGATCAATCATAAGCCGGATAAAAAACCCGGCGAGGCGGACGACGTCCAGCTCTCCATCAACAAGATGATGGGCATCGATGCGGAGACCTGGAAGAAATACAATCCGGACGCTCGAAAAGCATAACAGGGGTATAAAATATCTATAAAAAAAGGAGATAAATCATGACGATAACCGTAGATCAAAAACTCGAATACCGGGAGGGCATTGAGCTGGAATACGATGTCTACCAAAGCACCAAGATCTTCGCCGGCTGTGACGTCTGTGTGAATGCGGCCGGTTACCTGGTGATGGGAGGCGATATATCGGGACAGATATATCAGGGCGTATCCAGAGAATATGTGGACAATTCCGATGGATCGGACGGCGACCTGAAGTGTAAGGTCCGCCGGCGCGGGCTGGTCAAGCGAACGCTGGCCACCGCCATCACCATCGCCAATGTCGGTGACAATGTTTTCCTGGCCGGAGACAACACGGTCGATGTTGCCGGGAACGTAACCTATGGTATTTTCTGCGGGATCATCGCCGGATTCATCGATACGACCCATGCCTGGATCGACATCGAGCCGGCCATCCGGCAGGCCGATGTGGCCACCCATATCGCGGACGCGTCAGGCGCCCATGCGGCCAGCGCGATATCCATTGCCGACGCCGGCGAGTTTACCGAGAACGACGAAACCGAGGCCGTTTTGCAGGAGATATTGCAGCACCTTAAAAGCGCCCAGGGCACCATCGACATCCCCATGCCGGTCATCACCAACGCCGGTGTCGCACTGGCCGCATTCGCAGACGCCGACGACCCGCTACCCGGATTCTGCGTCACCGCAGAAGGTCTTGGCATCCGGTGGAACAATCACGGCACGCCGACCCCGGTCGGGGCAAAAGTGCTGGTGCCGCCGGATGCGGATATCACCGCCAATATGACGCTGAATATCCTGGCGGCAAAAACCGGCGCGACGCAGGGCGATGCCACCGAATTCACTGTCGAGGCATTCAACAACGTGGTCAATGCACTCTATGACGCCGATGCCGATTTCGGAGGGGATACGACCGCCATGACGGGCGACGCTACGGCAAAAACCGTGCAGAACGTGACCCTTACCCTGGCACTGGCAAACCTTGCGGCATACCCTGCGGCGATGGAGCTGACCATCCAGCCGAAAGACGGCACCCTCGGTACGGACGATGTGATCATGCTCAAGGCGTGGATCACCTATAAAAAGAAGCTGCTCGCATCATAAGAAAATTTTAAATTGTGAATGATGAATTCTTAATTTTTTCAATTCAAAACTCAAAATTAAACATTCAAAATTATGAATAAGGAGGCAGGAAAATGATAATTAATCAGGTAAATTTGAGCGGGATTTACAAATCCTTTTCCACCATTTTTAACCAAGCGTTCGATGCTGCGCCGAGCTTTGTGGACCTGGTAGCCATGATGACCCGCAGCGGGGGAAAAAGTGTCGATTACAAATGGCTTGGGGATTTTCCCATGATGCGTGAGTGGCTCGGAGACCGGGTCATCAAGGATCTCTCGGCATTTCATTACGAAATCGTCAATAAATCGTTTGAGGTCACTGTCGAGGTGGACAAAGACGATGTCGAGGACGATGAAGTTGGCGTATATACGCCCAAGTTTCAAATGCTCGGACAGTCTGCCAAAGTACATCCGGACATTCTGGTGTATGCGCTGCTGGCTTCCGGATTTGCCACTGTCTGTTTCGACGGCCAGTATTTTTTCGACACCGACCATCCGGTCGGAGATTCCACCGCATCCAATGACGGCGGAGGATCAGGCAATCCCTGGTATCTCATGGATCTGTCGAGACCGCTGAAACCCATCATTCTCCAAAGAAGAAAAGATCCCGAGTTTGTCGCGCTGGATCAACCGACGGATGAGCGGGCGTTTATGAGAAAAAAATTCATTTACGGCGTCGATGACCGTAAAAACGTCGGTTACGGCCTGTGGCAACTCGCGTATGGATCGAAAGATACGCTAAATTCAACAAACTATTCCGCCGGCCGGGCTGCCATGATGGCGCTGACCAAAGGGGATAATGTCACCAAATTAGGCATCGTCCCGACCCATCTGGTTCACGGCCCGTTGAATGAATCCGCCGCAAAGGGCCTCATTGACAATGAGTTTGATGCGGCCGGTGCAAGCAATACCTGGTATAAAAGCGTCACCCGGGTGATGGTTCCCTGGATGACTTAGGCTTAAGTTCAGGCTGGAAAGCCTGTCCCACTTAATTTGAATTATATATTTTTAATTTTTAATCGTATCGGCAGGCTGGAAAGCCTGCCCCACAAGAGGAGAAAAACCATGATTCGAATCATATCCAAGAAAAACGGTTTCCGACGCTGCGGCATCGCGCATTCGGACAAACCCACCGATTATCCAAACGATAAGTTTACCAAAAAAGAGATGGATCGGCTCAAAAACGAGCCCATGCTGATGGTGGTGGAGCTGCCGGATGAACCGAAAAAAGGAAAGTAGAAAATGGCCTACTGCACGCAGGACGATATCCTGGAGCAGATCGACGAGGATGTGCTGATCCAGTTGACCGACGACGACAACGTCGGCGATGTGGATGCAACCAAGGTAACGGCGGCCGTCGCCGGAGCGGACGCATTGATAGACGGGTACTGCGGTAAACGCTATACCGTGCCGTTTTCTACGGTGCCGTCACTGGTCGAAAAGTTTTCGGTGGATATCGCCATATATAACCTGTACGGCAGGCGCAAGGGCGCGCCGGATGATATCCGAACCCGGTACAAGGATGCCGTGGATTTTCTCAAAGGGGTCGCCTCGGGGAGCAACTCCCTGGGCGAAAACGATCCGGATGGGACATCCTCCAACGCGCCGGAAATGTCCACATCCAATCCGACGCGTATTTTCACCCGGGACAAAATGAAAGGGTTCTGATGGTTGCCGTAAAATTCACAATCAAGGATCTCGAAGCCAAGGCCGCGTTGACGCAGATCGGCCAGCGTCTTTCGAACCCCGAAAAGGCGCTCAAAGACTGCGGCATGGTTCTGCTCAGGTCCATTGCGAAAAATTTCAAGTCAGGCGGGCGGCCCACCCGGTGGCATCCGTCCAAACGGGCGCTTAAAACCGGCGGGCAAACCCTGGTCAAAACGGCCCGGCTGATGCGGTCTGTCACCATGAGCGTATCCGGCAAAACATTGCGGGGCGGCACCAATGTTAAATACGCGCGCATCCACCAATTAGGCGGCAAAATCAACAAAAACGTCACCGTAAAACAGCACTGGCGGTATATGGCAAAGGCATTCGGAAAAGACATTCCGGCACGAAGCGTTCAGGTCCGCCAGCACAGTCGGCAGATGGACACCTACATTCCGGCCCGGCCGTTTCTTGTCATCCAGGATGCGGACTGGCGGGTGATGCGAAAAATTGTCGCCGAATATGTTTCAGAAAACTAAATCCAAACGGTCAAAACGAACACAATGAAAGCACTTTTGACAGCCATACAAACGCAGCTCCGGACGGATCTCACCTATGTGCGGGATAAGGACGTGTTCATTTCTAAAGACGAGGCTCTGGTGCCCGATGCCGCCAAATCGCCGTTCGTCGGGCTGAAAGACGGTGCGATTTCGCGGACCAGAAGGCCCGGCGGCGCCCTGGAGATCGAGATGACCGTCCGGGTGGTCATCTGGGTGAAACTGCAAAAAGACCAGGCCGGGATCATCGGCGACAGCTCTGCGTCCAAAAAAGGCGTTTTAGATATCGCCGATGATATCTACAGCGCGCTAAACGACAATCTGCTGTCGATCTCCGGCATGCAGGATGCGTTCTGTCCGGACGAGACAGCCAGCGAAATGATGGGCGATGAGACCGAGCAGCTCCAGCGCAAAATCATGGACTGGCAGTATCTGAAACAATCATGATTGCGAGGTGAATAATGATGGAAAAAGTCGCCGAATACGGTTCAGAAAATCGGAAGCCGGATATCGAGGTCGAGGTGATCCAGGCGCACCGTGAGACGCTGCCGGGCGGCGGGTTTGTCGAGCGGAAGGTGGGCGATATCATCGAAATCGAATTCGATGATTTTTGTTCCAATTTGCACCGGCAGGTGGCCTGCGCCCATGACTGCGACGGCATCAATTCAGAGCGGGTGACTATTTAACGATTCAACCATTTAACCAAAATCGCGGAGGGATTTTAAAATGAGCGGCAACCTTGAAATGAGATATGTGGATCAACTGGCGCTTTCCCTGTTCGACAAGGAAGCGACCTATGATGCCGGGCCTGCCGCATGGCTTGCGGCAAATGCCTGCTCGATGAAGGGGTTCGACGGCATCGTGCAGACGCCGGACAAGCTGGTGACCGACAAGGAAGGGGTGACCGGCTATGAGCTGCCGACGGATACGGTCATCGAGCTGAAGGACTGGGTGCTGGATTTTACCGAGCCGAAGCTCAAACCCAATACCCTGGCGGGTCTTGCAGCGCTTCATTTCGGATCAATGGCCGTTACCCAGGACGGCGCCATCGTGGCATACCGGCACAAGGCAACGCCGGTTGCGGCCGGGACCGCCTTGCCGTCCATCGGCGGGATATATTCGGAGGGCGGGTATCAGGAGATCGCAAAGGGAATAAAAAGCAACACCTTCAGCCTGAAAAACAACGGCGCATGGTGGTCCCTTCCCTGCCAGCTCATGGGGTCGGGCACCCGTGCGTCTGACGCGACACCCTTCCCGGCATCGATCTCCGAAGGCTGGATGAGGTTCGGGAAAATCGCCGGGCTCTGGATCGAGACCGGCGCCAACATTTCCATCGATGTGCCCGTACAGGGCTCGGAGGCCATATCATCGGCCACGCCGGACAATCTGACGTCCCGGCTGCTGGAGTTCGAGTTCACGCACAACAATAACCTGCGGGGCGATCTCGGGTACCAGCCCGGTGGCGGGGACGTGCGCGCGGATCTGGACTGGGGCGTCCGCAACGGCACGGTGAAGATGGTGCTCAAGCGGGATTCCGCAACCTACGCTGCGGAAATGGGATATTACGACAACCAGGACGATGTAGCCGTGCACCTGTGTTGCAAAATGGGATCCCTGATCGCAGATGGCGGCGCATACTATTATGGGTTCGATCTGATCGTCCCGATGATCCGGCTCAAACCCATCACCAAGGGCGTCCAGGACGATTTCCATACCATCACCCTGGAAGGCGACATCCACGATGACGGCACCAACGATGAGGTAATTTTGTACACGTATAACGCCCAGGCGGCGTACCTGGCCTGATTGTTGATTGAAAAAAAAGGAGCAAAAATGACGGAGCAATTTGCTGAAATAGTGGGGCAGGAAGAATATAGAACCGAGCTGGATTGCGGGATCGTGTTTGTGCACCGGGCGCCGACAGCCAAAGAGATCATCGATTACAAAAATTCCATCCGGTATCGTAAAAAGGGAAAAGATTTTACCTCGTTGAGCGGGGCCCAGCAGGTGGAGCTGGCAGATAAGATATTGTTGGACGTGGAGCGGCTCGGCTATAAGCAACAAGACGGCAAGGTGGTTGCCCTGGGCGCCCATGTAAAATCCGAAGACATCGCCCATATCAAAGTTTCCGGCGCGGCGCCGAAATCCTGGAAAGACCTGGTTCCGGCGCTCCGGAAAACCCAGTTCATTGAAAAATTGATCGTCGGGGTAGAGGATGAGGAAAAAAACTGATCGAAATTGTTGTGCGCGACATAAAAGCCGTGCTCAACAAGAGAATGGAAAACTGCGAGAACTGCGACGTGGACGATCAGCCGGACCCGGAGGCCCAGTGCGAGACGTGCCGGAAAGATGCGCTGGCAGCCGGGAGATCCGTCGGCATGGCGCCGGAGACCGGACAGGTTCTGGATGCCCGGGCGCTGATCAAGGCCGGGTACCGGTTCGCGCCGGCCGATCTGCAATACTGGCAGTGGAGGGCCCTGGCGGCAGTCGATGCGGAGATCGACAGGTGGCAGGCGGAGAAGGTGAAAAGCAAAACCAGGTAGAACACGGACAACAAATTTTTGGGGCTGTGGGACAGGCTTTCCAGCCTGTCGATCTGTTCGGCAGGCTGGAAAGCCCGCCCCACCAAAAAACATCTGTGACCATCTGTGTGTATCAGTGTCCCATAAATAAAAAATGACTCAAAACAAAATACAATTTGTCATCGAGATCGATGAGCACGGCCAGCCGGTCATCCGGAGCGTCGAGAAGGATTTCGACAAGCTCAACAAGACCACGAAGAAAACGTCCCGGACGTTCAAGGCGGCGAAAGCAGCGTGGGCCAGTATGACAGCGGCACTCGGGGTCTATACTCTGGTTCAGGTGGCCAAGGGCGTTCTGGACCTGGCCAACGCCGCGTCCGATATGAACGAGACGCTGTCCAAATCATCCCTAATCTTTGGCGAGCAGGAAAAGGCGATGGAGGCCTGGGCGTCCACCAGCGCGGAATCGATGGGCCTTGCCACCCAGGCGGCCTTAGAGCATGCGGCGACGATGGGTAACATGTTTTCACAGCTCGGCGCCGGATCCGGTACGGCTGCCGAGGTGAGCCGGAACATGGTGCAGCTATCAGCGGATATCGCATCGCTGCATAATGTCGCCGGCGGCGCGTCGGAAGTGCTGCTGGGCATGCAGAGCGCATTCCGCGGGGAATACGATGCCCTGCAGCGATACATCCCGACAATCAACGCCGCGGCCGTCCAGGAACAGGCGCTTGCCATGACCCACAAGGCCCGCGCCGCCGAGCTTACTAATCTCGAAAAAGCGATGGCGGCAGTTGAGATCATCACCAGGGACGCGGGCGCGGCCACCGGGGATTTTGCGCGAACGGCCGAAGGTGCGGCCAACCAGGAGCGCATCCTGGCAGCCAACATAGCGGACCTGAAGGCAAAATTCGGCGAACGGCTTCTGCCTGTGGTCGGAGAGGTGATCTCAGAGATTAACGCGTTCATGGACAGCCTCTCAGCGGATGAAATCAATTACTATGCCGGCGCGGTGGGCGGGCTGGCTCATGCGTTCATCGAGCTGAGCCTCGCGGTCCCGCAGGTCGCCGAATGGCTGCACGTCAACCCGAGAACGGAAATCGGGTACTGGCGGGAATGGGACACTGCGGTGTTAAATATCCTGGATGTCATCGGCGGGAAAAGAGACTGGATGTCCGGCCAGCTTAAGGGGCTTTCCGCAGATCTGAATAACCTGAGAATCGCCGCCGGGCAAACCACAGGGCAGATGGCCGGCATCCCTTCGGGCGGCATCAAGCCCGCACCCGAAGAAGCCATGCCTGCGGATCTTGCGGCAAAAATCGAGGAAGAAACAGCGGCCTTCGAGGCTGCCAAGATGCAGCGTACCGAGCTGGAGATTTTCATGGAGGCCGAACGGATCGGAGCGCTCCATGATATGGAACTCGGTCACCGGCAGTGGGAGATGGATCAGCTCACCGCATCGTCCGAATACAAGATGGCGGCCATGCAGAGCGAGCATGACTGGGCCGTTGAAGCGCTGCAGATGCGCAACGAGGAAATGGTGGCTGCCGAGCTGGATTTTCAAAACCGGATGACGGCTATTGACCAGCAGTCAGCGGCCTATAAGCAGCAGATTGCCATTGGTCTCGGTACCGCGCTGCTGTCGGCGGCAGGTGCTTCTGCCAAGAAAATATTTGCGGTAACCCAGGGCTTTCAGATCGCTCTGGCCATCATGTCGGCGCATGCCGCGGCTGCAAAGGCCCTGGCCGAGGTGCCCTACCCCTTTAACCTGGCTGTATCGGCAAAAATGATGACGATGGGGTATCTCCAGGCGGCGGCCATCGCGGCGACTACGATCGGCCAGCTCGCCGTTGGCTCGGGAGGCGGTGGCGGAGCTGCAGTCAATGCGCCGGGCGAAACCGGCTACAGGTCGTCTGTCAGCGCGCCGGAAGCACTCACCAACGAGGCCGAAAAAAAAGCCGAGCCCTACGCCCAAAAGTGGGACGTGACCATCGTCAACCCCATCGGCAATACCGACTGGGTGGAAAACACCCTGGTTCCGGAGCTGAGGAAAGTTGCGAAGCGGGACACTGAGATTACGGTGAGATATTAGCATGGGGCAGAGATCAGAAGTCAGAGATCGGAGGTCGGAAGGCCAATCAACAATCAACAATCATAAATCAACAATCAAATGATCACGAGCCGATTCTACTACAAAAACATCATCCGCCGGGCCGAACTCGGCCTGGGCGACGGCACGGTCTATGCCAGCGCAACCGGCGCGACTCCCGACCAGGATGCGAAGACATTTACGCTCTCCGGGCTGTCGATTATCGCCGATTTCGGCGCCGACGTCGATGATAAATTCAATTCGTATATTCTGTATTTTCCGGATTCGGGAAATATCTATCATATCATCGATTGGTCCGCGACCGGCGACCGTGCGACGGTGTTCGAGGTGCCGGTTTTGACCGACATCGGCGCATGTGAGTTCCGGATAAACCTGTGGGCCAATACCACTGCCGCGAGCAACCCGGTCCATCTCCTGGCGGACGGAAAACGCAGTACGATATGGAAGGGATCTGCGCCCAATCAGTCGCAGGCCATCCGGATGTTTATGCCGAATCTCATCGACGACGGCGGGTTCGAAGCCCAGAGTGTCGGCAATGTACAAAATCCGTGGATTGCTGCATCGGCACTGTGGCAGATATCGGCCACATCTCCGCTGCTGGGCTCAAGGATGGTGACGTACACTCAAGGAGGTGCACTTGTTACATTCAAACAATATTGCAGTCGAAAAATCGAAAAGGGAAGGACATATCGGATATTATTCAAGGCCGCCGCGCTGGGAGCGGACCCTGTTTCCAATCCAATACGCATATATTTAGTTGACCGAAATTGGACAGTAGATATTGAAAATGGCTACGGATGGTGGCCGGCATTAACAACCACTCCGACGTGGTTCGAGAACACATTTACACCGGATTTCTCGACAGATAACTGGTTGTTCGCGTTCGTGGACCATGCAATACCCGGATCATGGGGATCCTGCACCGGGTTTAATCTCGACGAAATATATCTCTACGAGGATATTTCCGTGGACCGGCTGATCGTCCTGGATCACGGCATGGATAACGGCATTATTGAGTCCCTGTATGGATTCCGGTGCAACGCAAAAAGAAACTCATTTTCCTATTCAGACGATGGATCGGCAAACCTCATGAACGACGTGGCCATACATGGCACAGAAGCGATAGTTGAGAGCGCTAGCGAAAGCAGCTATCCGGCATGGGAAATCGTACTGGGCCAGGCATCCGGCGTCACCTATTCTGCAGCGAGCATATTTTTGGGTTCCGCGATGGCATTCGGGAAACAGAATATTCAGCCGTTCGATCCGGACGCTGAAGCCGTGGGTGGGCTGATGTCGGAAACCCGGTCCGGACGCCGTGTGTTTTACCCGGATTTCTACCGCGGCGGGCCGTTTGAGATGACGTTTTCCAAAATAAACAGCACGTTTTACACAAATCTAACAGACTGGTGGGAAGAAGTGGGGCGGACGAAATTCCCGTTTCTGTACTGTTTTGACGAGGAAAATTACCCGGAGAAAATCAAGCTTTTGCGCTGCGAATCGGATTTCATGTTTTCATACGATCCGGTTTTGCGGTCGGGCACGATCCGGGCAACGGAAGAGCTATGATAATTGTTGATATATGATTGTTGATTTATGATTGGTTTTTCAATCGACAAGCCGACTTCGCCAGAGTGGCCGAAGGCTACGACGGCTGAATCAACAATCATATATCAACAATCCAAGAGGGTAATAAATGAATAATCTCATCCGGGAACTGCAGAGCGCATCGCCCAGCCTAGAAGTGGTAGTGGAACTGGAACTGGACAGCGGCACGAAAACCCTGTCCCAGACCGCCCCGCACGGCATCCCGATCCTTTCCCGGGTCTCCGGGCTGCTCCACAAATTGCAGCCTGCCTACGGCAAATCGAACATTGCCAGCATCTCGGTGGACCTTATCGACCGCAGCGAGTGGGGGCCGATGGTGGCCGGAAACTACATCAAAAACCGGCGGGCAACCGTCAGGCTGCTGCCCCGCCGGTCCGGGCCGGGCGCGGATGACTGGTACTACGAGTTCTTCACCGGCCTGGTGATCGACTATTCGATCAAAGACGAGGTGCTGACCATAGAGATCCGGGACGATCTGTATGTGGCCAAAGACAAGGTCCCGGAAGAAAACGACACCAACACCCAGACGCTCTGCCTCCAGAACATGAATCCGGTGGACATCAAGAAATTATTGATCGAGACCTACGGCGGGGTTCCGTCCGCGAGGATTGATTCGGCTCAGTTCACCGCGGAAAAAGGCAAGTGGTTCCAGGGCTGGGCATTTGACCGGGTTCTGATTCGGCCGATCGCGATAAAAACGCTCATCGATGAGCTGGATGACCAGACATTTTCCTACGTGTTTTCGGACGGCGACAAAATTACGACCACCAGTTTCGTGCCGCCGTCTCCGGGCACCACCATCAAGGAGCTGTCCGGCGGTTTCGAAAAAAAAGGCACCCTGTCGGTATCCGGCATGATGGAGGATAATTTTTTCAACAGGTGCGTCGTCTACTATGACTATGACGAGAGCGGATCAGACAACGAGGGAAATTACGATTCCCTGGCCATGTACGCCAATGTCGCATCCCAGGGCAGCGACCAGTGGGACGAGGTGGCGACCAAAATCGTAAAATCAAAATGGATACGCTCATTTTCCATCGCGCAGCCGTCTAACATCACCGGTTGCGTGATCTACAACTGCAACCCGCGAAACGGCGCAGGCAGCGGAACCCTGGCCTGGAACGCGGCGGCGGCGGCATTAACATGGACCGCGCCCGGGGGCTCGGCAGGAGCAGCCGTAAAATGCGACAAAAACGGAAAATACCAGCTCTTTTCGTCCGACACGACCAAATACATCCGGGTAATGGTGACCGCCGCCGATCTGCCCGGCGGCAACCAGAGCGACAGTCTCACCATCACGCAACTGGACGGCCCGAGCATCGCCAATTCCCTGGCCTCGCGATGGGTGGCCCGGTATGCCGACCCCCAGGCCGAGATCGATTTCAGTCTCGATCTGTCGGACGCCTGGCACAACGACAAACTGATGCGGGTATCTGACATCGCGGAAGTCACGCATGATTCCATCGTGACCAAAGGCAAAAACGGCTGGCAGGCAGAGCGGATTTTTCTAACCTCCGTTCGTCCGGACATCGAGAAAAAGGAGGTCAAAATCTCAGGGATCCTGACCGGGTTCAAGCGCCGCTACGGGTTCATCGGCCCGGCCTCGCTGACCGTCGATTATGACGCGGCATCCGAGGCCGAGCGGGAGTATGCGTTCGTCGGCGATGACGCCAACCTGGTGGGATCGGACAATGAAGATGGGTATAATATCTATTGATTTGTGATTGATGATTGTCGATTGTTGATTTTTTTCAATCGACAATCAACAATCGACAATCAACAATCAAAGCCATCACGGAGGGCTAACATATGGCAATCGACGTATCCTGGACCGCCATCGCAGACGGGCAGGTGGATGCAGACAGCCCGCTAAACCAGATCCTGATGCAGGCCATTAAAAACAATCTGTATCACCTCGAGCTGTGGCTGGGGAAAAACTATACCGCCGCAAACGACCACGATCACGACAACGTTAATTCAAAGTCGGTGGTCCTTGGCACCGGCGTTGTCACCGAGCCCAAGCTCGGCACAAGTGCAGCTACTCAGACCAAAATTGCTGCCAGCGCCGTTGGTCAGGAGGAGCTCAAGACGTCGAGCGGCTCGGTCAGTGTTTCGAGCCAACCGTTCGGTATCATGCAGACGCTGCCCGGAGGTAATTACGGGTATTATCCGACCATTAAAATCAGCTCCGCAGCCTATTATACAATCGCCAAAATGACCAACGATAACGGGACTAATTCGCTGTCGTATATCCCGACAATCGCACTCGGGCAGGCGGGCGGAGTCGGAATCTCATATGCTCAACAATACTATGTCACAGCCAGCGGTGAGATTCACTGGCTGTTCATGCTGATGGACAGGTCCACGGGAAAACAAATAGCGACCTGGCAATGTACGGACCATCCCTGTTTCGGAGCGCGAGGTATCAGTCACCCATTTTTGGACTATGATCCGGACAAACACGAGATCCTGGTTGTCGCGCCGGATTTAATGGACGTGCACGACATCATGCTTGCTTGCATCCCGGCAGCGGGCGGCGGATACATGGACGCCGACCTGCTGACACGTGGGGGCGTCGCTGAGGACTGGAGCCGGCCGGAGATCGATTTTATGGAGGTGTTTTTTGACAAATTTGACGTCCTCGAATCGCAGCAGACCAACTGGCCGGACACCGAAATCACCATCGGCCTGCCGCGCATCCATAACGGCGAGTTGGTCACCGACTGGCGGTTCATGCCGCGATATGGTCGCGACGGACAGCCGCTGCGCGTGGATCCCGTAAAGGCCGTGATTCCGCGGCCGGACTACATAACGCCGATCAAATATCGCCGAAAAACCGTAATTGAAAAATTATGAAAAAGGAGAAGCAAATGAAAAAACACACAATGGGGAAAATATTTCTATTCACTGCGGTCGCTATGATTTTGGCGGCCGCGCCGGCGCTTGCCGACTGGACGGTGACGGTAAGCAACTGGACCAAATCCGCAGGCCCTGAACTGGCCTATGAGGAAGTACAGCTCAACGGGCAGGTGAAATGTACGGTCGCTGCAAACGATCCGGCGAACTGCAATTTTACGGTGGATAATCTGTCGAATCAGGAGGTCAGAATTGTATCGTACAACACACAGGGCACGGGGAATCCGGGCTATATCGTGGGGGCACTTGTTCCGATGTGCGCGCCGGCATCTGGCGGCCAGCTTAATATTATTTGGGTGCCTGCTCAGTAGCAGCGCCCATGCCGTAACCCTGGCATGGATTCCCAATCCGCCCGATCCGCCCGTATCTCATTATACGCTGTACTGGGGTACGGAAAGCGGCAATTATACGGATCATGCAGACACCGGGCTTAACACGCAGTATCAGGTCACCGGCACAGATCCGGATCAGCAGTATTTTTTCGCGGTCAAGGCATTCGGATTCTGCGGCGATCCGCCCGAGGTCTGCGAGTCCGACTACTCGGATGAGGTCATATATTTTCAGCGCCCCGGATTGGCTAAAAACGGTATAATCAAGACAGGTAAGAAAATGGCAAACGATTTTACAAATGATCCAAATTGCGTAGCTGTCTGGCGGTTCGAGGACACGCCGGGATTTACGGCGGATTCGCAGGGAGGGAACACCCTCACCAATTTCGGCGCAGATGTAGAGACTACCACGGTATTTGAAGGATCGCGGTCGGCTAAATTCGTGTTGGACAATCAGGATAACATGACGATTGCCGACGCGGATCAGGATGCGGGTTTACCGTTTCGGTATGCTGATGGTGGCAGTATGGAAAAATCTTTCACGATCTGCCTGCGGGTATATCCATTGACGCTGCCCAGCGTTGTCGGAGGAAATATGGCGCTGGTCGCTAAATTCCATCCCTCAAGTGATACAAGAGTCTTTTCGGTCCGTATGGACAGTAATGATATATTTGCTATCGCGGTGGGGTACAATAATGGTTCATCATATCAGACTGTGTATTTTACTGTCGCCATTCCGTCAGCGACTCAGTGGTATAGTGTAGCGTTCAGTTATGATTACAGCGACTACGGTTATCGCATACGTGCCTACGATCATGTAGCAGACGCTTTACTGGCCAGTGATGCCACCGGGAATTTCGGGCAGGCTATTGATCCGCTGGATATTGCATTAACCATCGGATCAGTGTTTGAAGGAGGATTTTCCGACACAATTTTAGACGAAATCGTCGTCTTCAACCGGGTACTGTCTGTCAGCGAAATAGACGATTACATAGCCGGGACGTTCGGCGCGGCGGGTACAGCATATCAGAGATCTGTCTCCGGTGCATTTCCGGCCCCGGCCGGCGGTCTGAGTCGGCAGTCAGGTTTCGCCCGGGCGATCGCGGGAGACCTGTGAGTTATATACGATATATTGCATATGCTGCGCTGTGGATCTGGAATCCGTTCCCCAAAAGGATAAAGCCGCGCTGGCCGGACGGCCGGCCGGTGCTGGATATACGGCAGCGAAGAATCAACAGACAGCAAACCGAGGCGGAGGTCAAGCGCCGCCGCGACAACAAGGAGGAACTAAAAAGATGCTTCAAAATCCGATCAAAAAGTTCGCTCAATCTATCCGGCAAAAGCGGATAGCGGCAAAGGTTAGAAACGGCATCGTGCCCCGCGGCGTGTCCCAGGGCGATATCATGGCGGCACTGAAAGCCACCAAGCCGTATGGCGTTCTGGAAATGTTCGGTTTTCTGCGCATGCGCATCCGGCGCTATGCAACCGGCAAATGGGAAGACTACGGGGTGGTGTCCGTGAAAAAGGTGACCGCGGCATTTGCCAATTATGTGGTGGATTCGCTCCAGGACAGCACGACGTATCCCCTGGACGCGTTTACCTGGCACGACGCGGGAGACGACAACACCGCAGAATCCAATGCCCACACGGCCCTTCAAAACAGCCGGGAATCCCGGGTTAATGACGCATCTCCGGGAGAAAACGGCGCCAACGTTTACCAGAGCGTGGCCACCATTACGGCCACGGCGGCATATACCGTGGAAGAGCACG